ATGACCCGCATGAAGCGTGTGGCAGGCACAGAGTAATTGGGATGATCCGGCGGCAGGCACCAACGACGCGCCACTGCTGCATGAGCGCAGCCCGTCTTTTGTGCCAGCTTAGTGTAGGACCAGCCTTTTTCATTGCGATATTCATCAAGTGTCATGCGTCACATATAAACGCATTTGACATTAGATGTAAATATCATTACATGAAATATATCTGACTTTAAATGTCAAAGGGTGGTATGCTCATGTTCATGATTGAGAACAACTTACGCGCAATGATTGCACAGTATCTGCGGAACAACCCGCAAGAGAGCAATAAAACGATTGCACTCAAAAAAGGTGTGCGCCCTGAAACTGTGTCCAGGCACTCCCACGACAAAATCGATATGTCGATGCAAGACATTAAAGATTATGCGGCAATACTGGGTTGCACCACCTTTGACATCATGTTCAAGTCGCAGCCGATACCTATTGTTGGCACGGCAACATGCCAAGATGATTTAAGCTGGCTTGAATATACACACGCACTGACGCCGGAAACGGCAGAATGCCTGTATATTCACGGATCGCATGATGTAAATTTGAGCGCTTGTCGCCTTGAATTTCACCCAGAATATCAAGGTCGTTATAAAGTCATGGATGGCTGCTACGAAATTTGGGATGCAAGCGTGTGTTTGACTGGCTCAGTGAGCAAACACGCATTAATGAACTTATCTTTGGTCCGAACTTCAGACGAACAATTACAGCGAGGTATCCTCTACCCCCAACCCGGCAGTCACAAATATTCGTTGGTACAAAGTCAGGGTGACAGCAACGACATCAAAACCGACCTTGAACTGGAATGGGCTGCCCCAATTTTGCGTTACATTATGCGTCCTGACCTTGAAGGTGTTGAAGTAATCAAATCATCACAAAACCCATATGCACTGGAGCGCACTACTCTGATGTATCAATACATGAACGATAGACGCAAACGTAAGGGCTTGCCATTGCTATAACGCATATTTTTTAACACAACACGATTGACATTAGATGTCATCGCCAATAAACCTTAACAGGAAGCTATTTCTGTTGAGGTTTTTTTATGTCGTTACCACCGTCCATCAAATGGGCTGCTGACAAGCACTATTTTCATCACAGCAATCCGGCATCACGTCCAATCTGCCGGACATTGTTCGAAAAGTGCGTAATCCGTCCCAAGGTGTCCCAAGCCTGGGCGGTCATAAAAGGCGACCAGGTGGGCGACGTACAGGCCGCAAAAGCTACGATAAACTTATACAAAGATGACAATGCCAACATGCTGGCAGGGCGTGTGGTGCAGGACTGCGCCAACCTACATCTGATTGACGGCCACACCATTGAGGCTGTCATCCGGCAGGGTATGAGCCGGTTGGATGAATACAAGCCGCGCACCTGGGATGATGGTAAGGATGAACGCAAGCTGGCGGTCAACCGCGCAGAGTTTGCGGATGTGCTGACCAATGCCATTGAAGGCGTGAAGGAAGCACACGCACACTACGGGCTGAATCGCATTGAGGGTGAATCTGAAATCTTTACTAACTTGTCAGGGTTAGAACTGCCTTACAGTGGCTTCCCAGATTTCTCGCGGCGCATCGAACTCAAAACAAAATGGTCTAGCGCTGCTGCCAACACCAAGTCTGGCAAGCGTGCTGCCAGCCTGCCCACACAGCCCGACTGGTCACATACAAGCCAGGTTGCAGGATACTGGGCTGGCACCGGCCTGATGCAGACCATTGTATATGCCAACGCAAAAGATTACCGCGTGATGCACGCTGACAACAGCGACAGGCTGACCAACGACGGGCTGCAAGCCGCCCTAAATCACATCACAGCCAAATGCGCGATACGCGAAAACATCCTGAAATCTGCCGATTCAGTGGAGCAAATGCTGCGCCTGATTGAACCAGATTTTGGACATATGTGGGCGTGGGATATGCGCCCAGAGGTTTTGACAGAGGCGAAAAAACTATGGGGATTCAGATGAGAAGAAACCTGTTGTGGCTTCACGTTGATGAAGCTGGCCGACCACTGCGGCCCTACAGCGTCTGGCGGGAAGCCTTGCGCGTGTGCGGCCTGATCATTGGCGCATTGTTTGGCGTCTTCAGCCTGTGGTGCTGCTTGGTGCTGCTTGACCTGGTGATGACATGAACGCCCAGCCCACATTGTTTGAAGCCATGCAGGCACCGCGTAACGAGCGTGAAGCACGGTTTCTGGCGTTCCACCAGGCCAATCCGATGGTCTACCAGTTATGGGATCGATTCACCCGCGAGGCGATTGCAAAGGGCCACAAGCGTGTTGGATCACAGATGATCATGGAACGCATCCGGTGGGAAACCACAATCAACATCATTGACGCCAGGCCAGATGGTGAGGCGCTCAAGATCAACGATCATCACAAGCCGTATTACGCGCGGCTGTGGATGAAGCACAACCCAGCCCATCCAGGGCTGTTCAACACGCGATCAGTAGAGGGTGACAATGAGTGATCAATCAAAGATCAACGCCGCAATCAATGCAGCTATGGGTCAAGTGCAGAAACTGGCTAAAGGTGATCGCAACCAGCACGGCAACTACAGCTTTGCGTCTGTGGATGCGTTTCTGGATATGTGCCGCCCGATCTGCGCTGATCATGGTCTGCACCCGCAAGTTGATAGCATTGGCACAGAGACGTTTAGCGCAGGCAACTCAAAACTGTGGGCGAAATTTTCATACAAAATCGGCATGGGCCATGTGTCAGGCGAGAAGACCGATCCTGTCGGCATGGATGTCATGTTGCCCCTGACGGGCGCACAGACCAGCGGCAGCGCCCAGTCCTATGCCGTGAAGCAGTATCTGCGTGCGCTGTTGCTCATCTCAACAGGTGAGCGTGATGACCCTGACTTTCATCAGCCAGCACCAAGTGATGGCGTGGGCGTAAAAGATGCAGCGCCAGCCGCTGATTACGATCTGGATGCGCTGATTGCCAAAATGAAAACATTCAAATCACTCACCAGGCTGAACACTTGGATCGGTGAGATGAACCCTGTGTTGGTTGCCATGCACTTGGCAAATGATACCGACTACAACCGCTTTTATGCGTTCTGGAAAAAACAAGAGAAGGACATTCAAAATGGCAGCACCTGAATATAAGGCCGGAAAGGTACAACTGGTTCGTGGTGTCGAAATCGACGACAACATGAGCATCAGTTTTTGGTTCAACATCACTGACCCTGATCTGAAATCGCGTCTTGATGCGTACTACCAAGAGAACAAAGACGATTTCAAACAGCAGCCTGGTTTGGAGATACAGGTCAAAGTTGGTGACACATTTCATCGTGTGGCCAGATCGCGGCTATGGCTCAATGACGGCGCACCAGCGCAGCAAGCTGTCGCGCCTGCACCAGCCTATGCACCGCCGCCCCCACCACCACCGGCACCGCCACCCCATACAAGCGTGCCTGACGCACCGCCGCCACCGGCTGGCTATGAGGCTGCGAAAAATGGCTAGGCAGGCTCTGCTGACGGTCAGAGAGGCGTGTGATGCACTATTCGGTGAAGGCTACAGCGAGGCCAGCCGGAAGCGCGTCAGACGCTGGATAAAGGATGGCCAGATAGCGGCCATTCAAGATGGTTCACGGTGGTTCATACCGCGTGCCGAAATTGTGAAATTAGGTGGGATTGATGAACAAGCACAAAGCAGCGTGGACGCCTGAAAAGCGTGCCGCACACAGCAAGAAAATGAAACGGATATGGGCCGCGAAACGGCAGACGGTGAGCATTGAACCGCCGCCCAAGAACTGGGTGCAAAGGATCTGGGACATTGTGAGAGGGGCGCACTAGCGCCCCTTTCTGTTTACCAACACCGCACCAGCAGCGTCACGCTTACGCTGGCTTTTCTCTTCATCTTCGATGTAATGGCCGTAACGCCGTTTGGTAAACTCTGGGTTTGTGTGGCCCATTGATTCTGATACATCGACCCAGTTTGCACCAAGCTGATTGATCATGTTGCTGGCAAATGCGTGGCGCATGTCTGCCCATAAAAAATGCAACGGCTCACCAGTCTCTTCATCCTTGAAGGGGCACACTGCACGCATGGGCTTGATGGCCTCACTGAAGTCGTTTTTGCGTAGCGGCGTGCCAGTTGTTGACGGGAACACTAGGTCATCAAAATTTTGGAATCTGCTTTTTTCAAGCAAGTCATCCAGCATCGCACAAACTGCCTGCGGCACCTCAATGTCGCGATCCTGCCCCTCTTCAGTTTTTGCACGGCCAATCGTTTGTGTACCGTGGTCTATACCACCACGGATAGAAATAATCTGTCTGTTTGGTGAGTAATCGCACCGGCGCAGGGCACGCAACTCACCCTGACGCAGGCCGGTGGTGATTGACAGCAGGATCATCAATTCCAGCTTTGCTGGGCTGATCGTCAGATGGTTGCGTTGACCATGTTTAAACTTTTTCTCTGCTGCTTTTTTGAAAGCGGCAGCGTGCGCGTCGAGCGCGTCAGTTTGCAGCCAAGCGATAAAACCGGGCTGCACTTTTGGAGCGCGTACATCTTTTTTGCTGGGCTTGGGAAGCTGGATGTCTTCAATCGGATTCGCGTCGATCCATCCCTTGCCAGCCGCAAACTTGAAAAACTTTGACCAATGCTTACGACGGGTTTGCATAGTCTCAACGCTTTTGCCTTCACTTGTGATTGCTAATTGAATGCACGTCCTGAAATCTTCACGCTCTGCCTTTCGGCCTAACCGTTCCATTTGATGTTTGCCAACTGGGATGCCTTTGAATTTGACGGCGGCCAGCAATCCAAGGTTGTACTTTTGTGCATCAAAATACGACTTGGTTTGCAGCAACGCCTGGTTAGCTTGGTAATCGTCAAGTGCGTCACAGACTGAAAACAATTTCGGCTTGGCTTTAGCCTCAACATCTTGGCCAAGGACAAACTGCGCTTTTAGTTTTTCAGCTTCTTTCATTGCCGCTTCACGCGATTCAAAATTACCATGCTTCGTGTCTAAGCCGACGCGATTAGCGTTGATGACCCAGTGGCCGCGTTTCTCCCAAAACTTTACAGATAAATCCCTCATAAACTTGCTCCCGTTTGATTTCTAACTACCACTATATTGACACAAAAAGTCAAACAGTACAAATAAAACTGGGACAAAACTGGGACAAACACAAAAAAACAGCCCCCAGCCGGTTAAGGCCGAGGGCTTGTTTTTGAAGCTATACTTGGGTTGTAGGTTGGCATCCCGTACGAGATTCGAACTCGTGTTGCCGCCGTGAAAGGGCGGTTTTAACAGGTATTTTAGGGTAAAAACCTAGTATTTTTGGGGCATTTTGGTTGCCGTTGGTAGGCGTTGGTAGCCAGAAAACTGGGACAAACTGGGACAGATTACGCCCGTGCTTTCCGCCTGTTTGCAAAGGTCGCCACATTGGTCGGCTTGCCACCAACACCCTGCTTTTTAGACCGCTTGCGTGACACCGCAGACTTGATCTGCGACTTGCTCATGCGCCCTGCCTTCGCGGCTGGCACGCACTTGGGATAGCCGCGTTTGTTTTGCTCTGAAGAGGTGCGGCCACACTTTTTGTAGCCGCCACCTTTTTTTGGTGCGCTGATATCTACCCAGTCTTCCTTGAACCATTTGGTCAGGCTCATGTCGGTTTCTTCCCGCTGTATTTGCCGCCACGCTTTTTATACTCGCGGACCAACCAAGCGTTGGCATAGGCAGATGGGTAGACATCAAACTTGCGCCGGGCTGCTGCTTTCACGGTTGCATAAAGCTTGGGGTTTGTCGGCTTCGGCCCCGATGATTTTTTGCGGGGTGCCATTAGTAGGACATACCCCTTCTACCCCGGCGCATTGCTGGCTTTTTCTTCTTTGCAGCCGCCTTAGTCAGTCTGCGCTTTGGCATCACCTTTGGCTTTTTCATCATTCCTGGCATGTCTTCCTCACTTTCCAACTTTACGCATCGCCGCCCGATGCGCTTCTGTAAATGTCTTGCCGCCACGCATCAGCTTCCGCATCTCTGTCATGTGCTTGGCTGTGTGATGGACGCCATGACGCTTCAGCGCGGCTTGCTGCCGTGCCGTCAGTGTTTTCATTTTCATGGATTATCTCCGCGACTTTTTACCAGCGCATTTCCAGCGCTTGCGAGATAGCCTCAACGGGCTATTCGGATTGCGTGCAGCCTTGGGATGCTTCTTCATCTGACCGGCTGACCTAGCGCAATAACTGTCGCCCTTGCTGGTGCCAGGTCGCACCCGTGGGCCGCCACCCTTTGCCTTGCCAGCTTGGCCGTAACTGACGCGCTTACCTGTGGCAGTGACCTTGACCTTGGCCTTGCCCTTGGCTGGCGCTCTTCTAGCCATCAGCTACTGCCTTAATGCGGTCACTGATGCGGTTAGCGCGGTGGGGCGTCTGTTCTTGCGCCCAGCGGCTGTCCAAGATTTCATCTGCCAGGGACGACCAATCACCGTCATTTGCATAGGCCACAGATTTCCGAAACATGGTCAATGTGGGCCTGCCAAGTTGGAATGCCATGTTTGCCAGGCAAAGCTGTATTTCCTCTGGCATGCCGTCAAAGTCATCAAAGATGATCCGGCAGTCTTCCAGCGTTGTCCTTATGTCGCTGTCAAACGCCTCATTGACCCGATCCTCGCTCACCTCTGTGCCGATTGGCTGGCCATATTCCGGGTCATCAGCCGTAATCAAATGACCGATTCCTACCGTGGGGTGATTTTCAGAACACAGGTACACTTCGTATTTCTTGCCCTCATCGCTGGCAATCTGCTCACGCAAAACATCAATGTTCATTTTGCAATGCCCTTGGTCTTTTCAAATGTGCGTAGTCCACCAAGGCCCAGCATGCCCATCAGAACGGTCAGCAGTGATGACATATCAAAGGTGGGCAACTCTGGGATCGTGACGCCGATGTAGGCACACACAAACATGGTCAGCGGTGCCAGCACGAAATGCCATGCCAGGGCAATGCCGCATGTCCAGCCCACGAAAGGACGCCACCCAGCGACAAAGATGCTGCGGTGCTGTGCTTCAGCCTTATTGATTTCAAGCTGGCCTTTGGCCAACTCTTGCGCGTGCTGGTCAGCCATCGTGGCCAGATCATGTGCCAGCCGCGCCTTCTGGTCTTTGTCTTCAATGAATTTGTCTAGCAGGCCAGTCACCGGCCCTATCAATGCCTGTATCACTTTTTATCTCCCATTTGCGTAAAGCCCATGTAGGCACCCACCACACCAGACAAGCTGATGTAGAGCAGTGGGCTGACCTCGCTAAGTAGTTTGATGCGTGCGTCTGGTATGAACGGCATGAACAGCAGGATCGTGTAAACGCCCATGCCCATCAGTGCGAACCTGGCTAGGCGTAGCTGCGCCAGGTGCTTGCGGCTTTTGTCTTCTGTCTCACGGATTTCACGGGCGCGTTCTATCTCTGCGTCAGTGACCACGCCATCATTATCAAGATCGTAGCGTTCGAACTCGCTCGACCTCTCCAGCCTTTTCTGGGCCACTAACGTGCGTCTCGACCCATCAGTTCCATTGCTGCATCACCAGCACCGATGCTTGATGACATTGACCCAGCACCACCCGCTGCCACTTGTGGGTTGACGATTAACCTAGTCAAACGAGGCAAAACTGTCGGCGCGTGTTTTTTCAGCACGGCTTTGATGCCCTTGCCTTGCAGATCACGCTGAATGGCCTGCAAGTCTGCTTCGCCTGTTGCTGTCAACATTGAAGACAACTCATTTGCCACCTGACGCAGTTGTGCGTCTTCCAGCCCTTTGAAATCTGCACTGATTGAACGACGGACCAAATCTGTCAGGCCCGTCGCTGGATCGCGTGCCGCGCCTTCTTTCAATCGGCTGACAAACTCGCCACGCTGTGCTGTTTGACTGCCACCCAGAATGCCGCGTGATGTGTCACGCATAATGATTTCATCATTTAGCCGATTCAGAAACTTGTCGGCAGCAACCTTGCCTTCTTCAGTCTGTGGAAAGGTCAAGCGCAGTAATCTCTGTCGCATCGGACTACGCACCAAACGCTGCGCTGCTGTGCGTTCAGCGCCGCTGTCAATCTCGTTTAAGATGCCCTGCATGGCACCCAGGCGAAAGCCCTCAAGTTGTGATTGAGAGTAGTCCCCAACCATTTCAGCCAGTTCCTCTGGGTTTGCACGCAGAAAGTTTTGACCTTCAGTCATGGCATCCATCACAGCCGACTTGCCTGACCAGTAATTTCTAGCAATCCGGTAAGTGGGATTGGCATCATCAAGCAGTTCGAGAAATGCTCTGCGTGTCCCAGCCACAGCACTTGAGTAATCTTTACCAGCATTGCTAGCAATGCCGCGTGAAGCAAAAGCCTCATCGTCCAAGCCACGTTTGACATAATGCAAAAATCTAGTTGGCAGCGT